TATAGCGATTATTATCATCGCAATGAACAGAGGTCAAAAAGAGGCCAAACTTACTATTGAAGAAGTAAAACCAAAGGTAGTTACCAAAAAGAAAAAGGTAACAAAGAGTTCTTTGAGAGCTATGAAGAAGGGGGAGTTGATTAAATTGGCGAAATCTGATTTTGATACTGACTTTGACTCATCTCTCACAAAGACTAATTTGGTAAACAAAGTATATCAGTTGTACCACAAAAAATAATGAACAGATTCTTTAGAGATATAAAGAACATACTAATTGTGGTTTTGTTATGTCTGGCATTGTATAAGTTCTTTATACAATCACCACCAGACCCAATCATTATTGAGAACAAAATTACAGAATGGGATACTGTTAAAGTAGATAGTATCGTTTACCAACCAAAATGGAAGACCAGATGGAGAACCAAATGGGATACGGTAGATGTTAATGTAGATACATCAGCAATACTTGATGACTACTTTTCAAAGTATTACTATAGTGACACTTTAGGGTTAGATACATTAGGAACTATAGTAGTGGAGGACACTATTACAGAAAATAAGATTCATAGTAGAGTAGTTCACCCTAACATCTTACAAAGAACCATAACGATCGATAGAACTGAGATTTTAAACCCAAATGAGTTCTATTTAGGTGGTGGTGTTGGTAGTAATTATTTAGGATTGGAAGCTTTATATCGTTCTAACAAAGGATTGTCTTACGGATTGGGGGTTGGGTTGGATAATCAGCTCAATACAACCTTTTCGGGTAGAGTTTTGTGGAAAATAGAAACGAAGAAGTTCCTATGGCTAAATCTATAAAAGAACTTATTAGTGAAGAGTACATAAAATGTGCTAAAGACCCAGTATACTTCTTTAAAAAGTATTGTTACATCCAACATCCAAAGAGAGGTAAGATTCTTTTTAACTTATTTGAGTTTCAAGAAGATGTTATGGGTGAATTCGACAAACATCGTTTTAACGTAATTCTGAAATCACGTCAGTTAGGAATCTCAACCCTTTCAGCTGGATATTCTTTGTGGTTGATGTTATTCCACGAAGATAAAAATGTGTTGGTTATCGCAACAAAACAAGAGGTAGCCAAAAACTTGGTTACTAAAGTTAGGTATATGCATGAAAACCTACCAAGTTGGTTGAGAGGTGATACTGAAGAAGATAATAAACTATCTTTACGACTAAAGAATGGTTCGACAATCAAAGCAACATCAGCAAGTGGTGATGCAGGTCGTTCTGAAGCCTTATCAATGTTGATTATCGATGAGGCGGGATTCATCAAAGGTATTGATGAGATATGGGCAGCCGCACAATCAACACTTTCAACTGGTGGAAAGGCTATCGTATTATCAACTCCAAATGGTGTTGGTAACTTCTTCCATAAAACTTGGTTGAAAGGAGAAGAAAGTGATGGTTGGAATCCAATCAAACTCCATTGGAGTGTACATCCTGAAAGAAACGAAAAGTGGAGAAAAGAACAGACTCAGTTGTTGGGTGAGAAGATGGCAGCACAAGAATGTGATTGTGATTTCATATCATCAGGTTACACAGTCGTTGATGGTCAGTTACTAAAGTGGTATGAGGAAACTCATGTACAAGAACCTATAGCAACTGGTGGATTTGATGGAAACTATTGGATGTGGCAACACCCAAATTATACAAAAGACTATATTGTTGTAGCGGATGTAGCTAGAGGTGATGGTGCTGACTACTCAGCATTCCATGTAATCGATGTTGAGAATGTTGAACAAGTAGCAGAGTACAAAGGTAAGATTGAAACCAAACATTATGGTAATATGTTGGTCAATGTGGCAACCGAATGGAATGATGCTCTGTTAGTGATTGAAAACGCAAACATTGGTTGGGCTGTAATCCAAGAAGCAATAGACAGAAACTACAAAAATCTATACTACTCCTACAAAGAGTTCGGATATGTAGACGAAGACATACACTTACAGAAAGCATACGACTTAAAAGACAAATCTCAGATGGTGCCAGGATTCTCAATGACAAGTAGAACAAGACCATTGGTGATATCAAAGTTAGATACCTATACGAGAGAACGAGTACCCATCATCCGTTCTAAAAGACTCATTGATGAGTTGTTTACATTCATATGGAATGGAAGTAGAGCAGAAGCACAACAGGGATACAATGATGATTTGGTGATATCGTTTTCAACATCTCTATGGGTAAGAGATACTGCATTAAAACTTCGTCAGCAGGGTATTGAATTGAATAGACGAGCACTATCATTAACCTCTAAAAACACAGGTGTATTTAAAACCACCCCACAACAAGCAAAGGATAGTTGGAGGATGAAAACTGGTAGAGGTGACGAAGACCTTTCTTGGTTATTGTAAATCTATTTTTTTCAATATTTATACTTTGTAGGGGTATGTAACAAAAACAAACTATTATGGCAGATACTTCATTATTTGGTAGACTAAGACGATTATTCTCAACTCAAGTAGTTGTTAGACGGGTCGGTAAAAATAAATTAAAGGTAGTCGATTCATCAAGACTACAGGGTGATGGTAACAGAAGAGGTTCTGCATATTATGATAGATATGGTAGGTTGCATGGTTCTAATTCAAGAAAGAATTGGCAGACATACAACGAAAGATTCAATTACCATTCTAATAAGTTAGAGTTGTATACTGATTATGAAGCAATGGATAAAGATTCCATTATCTCTTCTGTGTTGGATATCTATTCGGATGAGTGTACACTTAAAAATGATATGGGTGATGTACTCAGAATCAACTCATCTGATGAGAAACTAAAGAAGACCCTACATAACTTATTCTATGATGTATTGAACATAGAATTCAACCTTTGGTCTTGGGTAAGGGGTATGAACAAATATGGTGACTACTATCTTTACTTAGACATTGATGATGAATTAGGAATTGTAAACGCACAACCACTCTCCGCATATGAAACTAGAAGAGAGGAGGGATACGACTTAGACAACCCATACTCAGTAAGATTTGAGGTCGAAGAACAAAACACAAACGCAATCTCACAGAGAAACAATACAAAATTCTTAGACTCATTCCAAGTAGCACATTTTAGATTATTAACTGATACAAACTTCCTACCTTATGGCCGTTCACTTTTAGAAGGTGCAAGAAAGACTTGGAAGCAGTTGATTCTGATGGAAGATGCTATGATGATTCATAGGATTATGAGAGCACCCGAAAAGAGAATCTTTAAGATTGATATTGGTAACATACCACCTGGTGAAGTTGATTCATATATGCAGAACATCATCGACCAGATGAAAAAAGTTCCTTATGTAGATGAGTCAACAGGTGAGTACAACCTGAAATTCAATCTTCAGAATATGTTGGAGGATTACTACTTACCTGTTAGAGGTGGTCAGAGTGGTACTGAAATCGATTCCCTAAGTGGTATGGAGTTCGGTGGTATCGATGATATCGAATATCTAAAGAACAGAATGATGGCAGCACTCAAAGTTCCAAAAGCATTTATTGGATACGAAGAGGGTGTTGAAGGTAAGGCAACTCTTGCACAAGAAGACATCAGATTTGCCAGGTCAGTAGAGAGAATCCAAAAGATTGTTCTTTCTGAATTGACTAAAATAGCAATCGTACACCTTTATGCTCAAGGATATGAGGACGATGAATTGGTAAACTTTGAATTAGAGTTGACTACACCATCAATTATCTATGAGCAAGAGAAAGCAAACCTATGGAGTGAAAAGGTTAGTCTTGTTAGTGATATGAAAGACTTAAAGATGTTATCTCAAGAGTGGATGTATAAGAATATCTTCAATATGAGTGAAGATGAGTGGAAGATGGAACAATATAAAGTCATCAACGACTTGAAACTTCAGTTCAGACACGAACAAATCGAATCCGAAGGTAACGACCCAACCAAAACTGGTGAATCATTTGGTACTCCACATGACTTAGCCGCATTATCACAACAAGAAGGTGATGGTGGTGGAGGTGGTGGTAACCCATTTGGTGAAAATGAAGGTGGTTCACCTGAAGGTGGTTTCGAAGGAGCAGGACGACCCAAAGAGGGTGGAACTTATGGTAAAGATAAGTCACCATTTGGTAGAGATCCATTAGGAAACAAAGGAATTGACATTAAATCAGATTCCATAAATCATTCCTATAATGCAAATGAAGTTGTAAACAAAGAAGTAACCGATACAATGTTATCAAAAATGAAATCAAAGGTAAAAAGTAAAAAGATAATCATTGAATCACTCAAAACAGATGATTCTATTAACGAACCATCGTTATTGGATGAAAAAAATATATTGAATTCTGATAATTGAGATATTTATTAACAAATATATAGGTTACTTTACTGAAAATGTAAGGAAGTAATGAAAAATATTAAGCATAGTAAGTACAAAAACACAGGCATTCTGTTCGAATTGTTGGTAAGACAAATTGCGACTGATACATTGAACAATAAAAATTCAATGGCGACCGTAATTATCAAAGAACACTTCGGAAAGAGAACAGAATTGGCTAAAGAATTGAAATTGTACCAATCTGCTATCAAAGAATCATTCGATTCAGAGTATAAAGCAGGTGAATTCATCAACATTATACTCAATGAGAGGGGTAAACTTACTGAAACTACCTTAAACAAACAAAAATACAACTTAATCAAAGACATTAAGAAGAATTTTGTGTTGGAAGACTTCTTTAAGTACAGAGTAAGTAACTACAAAGAGAATGCATCGATATATAAGTTGTTCGAATACACAAATTCAGACAATCCTAAACAATATGTTGAGTGTAAGTCAACTTTGATGGAACATTTAACTGGAAACTCACAAAATTATGACAAAGTTTTGAGTACTATCAACGAAGATTACTCAAAACAACCCAAAGAGGTCAGATTATTGGCTTGGAAGATGTTAGTTGACAACTTTAACGACAAATATACAAATTTATCAGACAAACAGAGGGGTATACTTAAAGAATACATCAATTCTGTCGATAATTCTGAAAAATTAAAGAAATTTGTTGTTAGAGAAACTAATAAACTCCAAAAATCACTAAACTCTATCCAAATTACTGATAAGGTTACTAAAATCAAAGTAAACGAGGTAATTTCATTGGCATCCAAATTAAAATCATCAAAAGTTATAACCGAATCACAAGTACTATCACTTCTCAGATATTATGAGTTGTATGATGAGTTAAAGAGGGTCTTTAAATGAAAAGTTTGATTAAAGAAATCGAAGATAAGTTTGAAGAGTTAGAAGAAGCAAATGTAACTGCTAATTTAGATGGAGGTGAAGGCCCACCAAAGACACCTCACGCATTTTCAAAGAGTGAAGACGAAGATGATTTGGATACAGACCACATTGAGGTGTTAGGATACAAAAAATCTAAGGAGAAGAAAGTGAACACTAAAAAATTCGCTAACGAAGGTAGAATGACAGACTATAATAGTCCTGCAATGATTGCATTTAGAGCAGCTAAGATGAAACGTGAAAAAGAATTGGCAAAACCAAAACGTAGACCACTTTATGGTAAGCAAAGAAGAAAAGCCGAAGACGATTTATGGGATATTAGTAAAGAATTAAAAGGTCTTTATTCAGACAGAGGTCACCTGTTGATTGACATGGAGCAGGAAGCTGAATCAGAAGGCGGCCCAATCGCTGATAGATATGGTGATGAACTAAATAAGATTGAAGATAAAATTCAAGTACTGATTGCTAAGAGAGGTAAACTTGAGGTAAGACTAGCCGAATCCGTATTTATTGAAGACAAAGAGAATGCTAAAAAATTAGAGTCATTGGAAAAGAAATTAGAAAAACAGATTAATGAAATCTCATACAAAGAGTTCAAAAGTGATGATAGTAGAAAACAACATCAAAAAATCAATGACTCTATCAAAGAGATTAATAGTATGATGTTTCGATTAGAAAGAATTGTAAATCAGAACACAAAATTAAAAACAGAAGCCGATGTTCATAGTGGGCAATATTGGAAGTCTACACAAAAGAGGTTCGGAAAAATTTCTGAAAGAATGTTATCAGTAGCTAGAAAGCTTAAAGAGTTAAGTGCATGAGTTTAAGGAAAAAACATAAAAAAGTGTTGAACGAAGAACTTACAAATAAGGATTTGGAAGATATTCGTCTACTTATTAGATATGAGGTAGCACAAATTATGTTTGACTTGTATAAGAAACGTAAAGTTTGGGACAACTAATGAGCAAATTACTGATTGATACTATACCCTTTAAAATGAGTAAAACTCAAATCAATGAATCATTGAAAGAAAACAATGGTAGGTTGATTGTTGAGGGAGTACTCCAAAGGGCAGAGGCTGAAAACCAAAATGGTAGAATCTATCCAACTGAAATTCTCAGAAGAGAAGTAAAAAAGTATATGGGTAGAGAAGTCAAAGAAAATAGAGCATATGGAGAGTTAGACCATCCAGAGTCTTCAGTTGTAGAACTAAAGAACACATCTCACATCGTTAGAGATGTATGGTGGGATGGTGATGATGTTATGGGTAAGGTTGAAATCTTAAAAACACCTGCTGGTAACATCCTCAAAGAACTTTTAGAAGCAGGGTGTACGGTTGGTATCTCATCTAGAGGCATGGGTTCGGTAAAAGAATCCAATGGTGGTAAGACCGTAACGGTAGAAGATGATTTTGATTTAATATGCTGGGACTTCGTTTCGAACCCATCAACGCATGGGGCATTTATGAAACCTGTAAACGAATCAGTATCGGTTAAATCAACTAAATCATATAAAAAGATTAACACATTGGTCAGGGACATCATCTGTGAAATCGATGGTGTTTGTTCTATTTAGGAGATAAAATGAAGTTAACAAATTTAATAAACGAATCACTAAACGAAGGTAGAGGAGCTCCTCCAAAAATATTGTATAGTTACTTTCGTGATAACTCGAAAGATACTATATTTATGGTGACTGGTGTAGATGGTAATATGATAACTGTCCAATCTA